ATCAAGGTCTGATTGAACACTCCGGCTGAAAGCCTTTGCCGTTCCGGGCGGGACGACACCCATAGCCTCGTTGTATTCTGCAACGGCACCACCGATTCCAGCGCCGACCTTCCTTGTACCAGACGCAAGGCCAGCAGCAATCGCTTCAAGGTTCCTCGGCGCGTTAAGCGGGTTCATGTGCTCAAGCGCCATGTTGCCGAAATCCTTTAGTCCCTCGACATACGATTTCTTCTGCTCTTTAGGTTGAACCTTGACCCCTATCTTGGAAGCAAACTCGTCGTATGAAATATCGGAATAGAATTTCTTATGAAATCCTCTTGCCAAATCCTCATCAGACAGATCGTTATATTGTGGATATTTTTCTCTTATCTCTTTTATATTCATCTTCCACGGATTCCAAGTGGGTCTGCTTTTTCATCATCACCGTTACCGAGTATTTCGGGTGATCCGCCGACAGCTTCCCGTATCTGATTCTGGTTATACCCGGTATTGGCAGCAGCCCCTCTCGTCAACTTCCTCGCCGCTGCCAGAACTGCCCTTTCCTGCCTAGCAAGATTCCTTTTGACCAACTCTGGTTTCATCCCGGGCGTAACCATGGCATCCTCAAATTCCTTCTTCTCTGTCGCTGTTAGCGCAGAGCCGAACAATTTATGCCTTACATCGTTTGCGTAGTCCTTGTATGACTGCCACCAATTTGCAAATTCGGTATCAGAAGCATCGCCAAATCTTTTCTTCCATTCAACAGTGGCCTGCCCCAACGTATCCGACCCAAATCCAGAATAGTCGTCAGAAAATGATGATCGTATATTCTTCATCTTTTCATAGGTGGCCGACCTATCACCAAGTTCTTCTAGCAACTTAGGGGGGACGGGGGTTGGGTTGTCTATCCTTCCCGGCATCTGACCACGCGGTAAGGGAATCACCCCGCCCGGAACTTGTGCCATTGTCCACGGAGAATAATACTTGAAGAACTCTTGAGCATCTTTTGGGGACCACTCTTCTTGTGGCTTGTTTAGGGGGATACCTGCGGCGATGGCTGCCGCCTTAGCTGCCATATTCTTATACGGGTCTCCGTCCTTCTCCGGCTTGGCAGTCATGGACGAAAGCAACGTGGATGTTTTCGGGTTGCGTTGCATTACTCGTTGCCATGCCTTATCAGATAACATCCCTGATTGTCGCTGGCCCACTAGCAACTGTAATTGATGCCAGTCATCCTTGTTGGATGGGTCAAGCCCACCATCTCTTGTAGCGGGATCATCGTCAGGGAGGTCGCCAAAATTACCGTATTCCAGCTTGTTGTTCCCCTGGAACGCCGCCTTTCGCTGCTCGATCTGATCTTGCGGAAGGCGCAACATCTCTGGAACCATAGCCATTTGATCTGGCGTATAAAACTGCGGAGCAGGAGCTGTCTTTGCCTGATGCCCCTGAATGTCACGCATTGACCAACCTTTAGGGTATATTGGCATTACGGCCCCCTGAAAACAGGCTTGATTGCGCCGTCTACATAGTTCCCACCCAAATTGAATGAGAATCCGCTTGATGTTCCGCTCATGTTGCTCTGTGACCCAAGGCCAAGTTGGGCAAGTTCACGTTGCGCCCTCTGCTGCGCCAAGGCGCCAAGCTGACCGCTCAAGGCGGCTCGGAATTGCTGCAAACTGGTAACGGCACCAAGAGACTCGTTCGTTGCCAACGCACCAGCATCACCGATCTTGGACGCGAAGTCTCCACGAAGGCCAGCAATATTCTTGTCAAGGAAGCTGGAGCCGGAAAGGCCGCGAAGCCCACCTGACATTCTTGCGCTACCCAACGCAGAGTCTCGCGCCTCCAATAATGGATTGACGCGGGCGTTGAAGTACGGGTTCTCGTTTGCGCTATAACGCTTGATAAGGTCGCCCGTATCGCCGTAGATGCCAGCCAACTGCTGCGCCATCGTATCCTCGAAACCACGGATGGACGGGTCCAGATTCAGCTTTGTACCAGACCAGCTTGAATACCCGGTATCCGTAAAATATGGCTTGTTTGTCTGGCTGGCGCTTTGCTTGTTTTTCTTGAAACCGAGGTCAAAACTCATTTCCTACCCCTTGAATTGCACCTGACATAGTAGATTGTTTCATCTCCGTATGGGTTCCCGTCAGGTATCTTGCCCACCCTTGAGAGAACCCCGTATTCACAACATTTGTCGAACAAGGCCACGGATTCATCCGTTGACCTGACCACACATGACTTGACGCCACGCTTGTACCTAGCCCACTGGAAGAACGACACGCATACCGACAGCTTGTTCCTTGGCGTTGCCCAGGAGAAAAACTGGACATGCGGCTCTATCCTCCATCCGTCCGGCGAGATAACCGTTACAAGACCCACCGGGCCTTCGCCGGATGAATACTCATCGCACTTGTCATCGGCAACCAGAAGTTCCCTGTCGCTTCCGAGTTCGAGGATCTTTGCGATGAACCCCTCCTTGCTTGTCCCGTCATCAATCCATGTGAATGGGGCTTTTGAATGGGACGCCCAGATGATGCCTACATCACGGTGGTACTTGTCCCCGTCGAATACCTGTAGTGGGCGAAATACAGGACGGCCCCGCTTGAAAAGTCGGTCACGTTTTTCTTTGCTCATATCTTTATGGATAGTACGTCGAAAGACTGTGTATCCTGTACGGTTAGTGAGAGGCTGAAACCCGGCCCTCTACCGACCGGGGAAAATCCCTTCGTTGATATTCTCTCGGCCAGCTGGAACCCGGCATTGAAGTAATAAGTGCCGCCGAAGTATGCCGACCCGCCGAAATAGTTGGAGTCGGAACCGGAGGCGGGGCCGTCCAGCGGGACGGTGCAACGGTTGGTCGCGTAGTCGTCTGCCCACTGGAAGTCCATGAGCAAGTCGCAATCCGCTATTCTCCGGTAGTGGACCCTGCCGCGAACCCGGTCAATCCTTGGGTCAACGGGCTTGCCCTTCTCGGTCTGCAAGTCCTCGAACAACATGGTCTTGCGGTATGTGTCTATTGCAGTCGTGGACGGGTCGCCTTCGCTAGACCCCTCCATCTGGTACACCCTGCCGGAAGAATCCCCCCAATAGACGTAATACTTGCTACCACCGGGTTGCCGCATGTAGATAGCAGCCGTGGCATCAAAACTGGAGGCATGATTCGTCTTGTAGATTGACCAAGGAGACAGTTTCGTTACCAGCATGTCCTTGAACAATACAAGCACCTTGTTTGATCCGCAGAACAGGTACACTTTCTGTCTTGCCTGATCGTACACCGTCACGGCAGCAGTAATGCTGCTGGTGGTCGTCCTGATCCACTTCGACAGGTCGTCAGCCGCCACATCACCGAAATCCTGCGTTGCGCGTAGTGTCTCGATGACGCCGTCCTTCTTCATGTAGAGAACGTCATTACCGATATTCGACATGGACTCCGGGCCGAGGGCGCTTGAGCCTGCGTAGAAGTCCGTCCACGCGAAGTCAGCGTTATCCGTACCTGTCAGCTTCCAGAGCCGTCCATTCTCGGTGGAGATAACGAGTTCGTCGTAGAACAGGGCAACACCGTTGATGGGTTTCAGGTCAGGGGTGAGCATGTAGAAAGGCTCCTCCCCCGTGGAAAACCCTGCGTCACCAACTCTTGTCGATACGTCAAGGTTGGTGGGAACCTCGAATTGACTCACGGCGATAAGGTGCGGCGTGTCAGTCGAGGTCTTTACGTTGAAGAACCATACCCTCCCGCGATGCACGACTGCATACTTGGCGAAGAAATTGACGCCAAGCCCTGTCGTCATGGTGGCATAGGTAGAGCCGTCCCATGTCTTTACGACAGTGGCTTTCGATACGTCGGTGATGATGGAATAGTTACCGAGGCTCCACGTTGTACCGCGCAGCTTGGACGAGGCATCGCACGAACCCTTTGAGGTAAACCCGGTAGACCCGTCCCACAAGTACACGGTATCGCCCGCCTGTACGAGCGTCGTTTCAATGTCGCCGGTTGTAATGAGCTGCACGAACCCGTTGAGGGACGACCCGTTTGATGCCGTCCCAAGCAGGTCGAACGGCTTCCTCGGCTTGAAGTGCGTATTGCCAACTCCTATCTCGAAGTTGTATCCCTCGACACACTCCTCCGGCTGTACGAAAGTCTCGTCCTGCTCGTTAAGACCTCCGCCGAACGTGAGCACCGCCATTAGTATTGCTTCCCATAGCTATTGCATGGGTTGGTCGGGCGAATGAGGTTCAATAGACGCGCCCTGGCGCTGTTGTATACCGGGTCGGCGTTAAGGTCTGCCTGACCTCCTTTCATCATCGCCTCCATCCTGCGAGCCGCCATCGAGCAGAAGGCAAAGGCTTCCTCGTTGTTATGGAACGGCAGGGTATCCGAAGTGTTCGACACAATCACCGACTTCTCGTAATCATACGAGAGGGAGCGCCCATCGAAGGCGCTGGATGGGACGTTGTAGAACGCCACCTTCTTCGTTGTCGTGTTATCCCAGTACCAATACATCGGGGAACCTTCCGTTGTCTTGTATTGGTAGTCGTACAGCATCAATGCCTTTTCCCCACCCTTGAACTCCCAGATACGGACGTTGTCCGTGGAGTCGTAGAAGGAGTGCTCGAAGAACCGGATGAAGTCAGAGGCAAGTGCGTATGAACGGGTGCTTGCGGCAAGCGCAATCGTCCCCGTTGTATGTTCGTATGGAATCAGGTTATCTGAGCAAAGCTCGGTAATCTCGTCCTGAATCGCAATCTGTGCAAGCTGAATATCATGGGAGTGCTGCGTATCTGAGAACGTGGTGATCGCATCATCGTCACCGCGTATTACCCCATTGATGCGGAGCAATCTGTTTACGCCTGTTACAAAGTCCATGAGTCTCCAAAAAGAAGGGGGGAGGGTTACTCCCCCCAATCTGTACTACGTTATTGTTTTAACTACTAGCGATGGTAGGTCGCCAAATGCACGACAGCCTGAATCCAGTTGGGATTCAGGATCTTGCCAGCAAACCACGCCTTCCACGCGATAGACCCGTACTCGTTGAACGGATCGCCCACGCCCGAAGAACCAACAGCCTTGCGGATAATCTCCACAGCCTGCGGAACTTTCGGATCGTACATCTCGGTGACGCCCGTGGGGTGCTGACCACCCAGACCAACCGAGCCAACAGCCTCCTTGCCGTAGATGAAGGTCCAATACACATCGGCAAAGGTTGTGCTAACACCCTGGAACAGGTTGGTAGCAGAGGTCGTCGAGGTTGCAGTCTCAATCGGAGCAATTTCCGTCGAGGTCCAACGCACGCCGCCCACCGCACCAAACTCATACGGGTAGGTCTGCGTATAGCCACCGTACTGCTCCACGCCCACGAAACCAGTCAGGCCGCGAATGTCCTCCTCCGCATCTGTGTGGCAGATGCCAAGGAACGAAGCGCGGATAGGCTGGCTGTTGTAGTTGGTGGAGCCGGTCGCCATGCCATCGAAACGCATGGCCGACTGCTTGGCAAGGCGCGTTACCGCCTGCTTGATGGCCGGGAGCGTGATAGCCGTGGCAACCGCCGACTTGTTGGCTACTGCGCCAACGAATACGATGTTGGTGCTGGCCTTGAACACGGTGCTCATGAGAGTGTTCAGGCTCTCACCAGCATTCGCGCCAAGGGTGTCCATGAGCGCCATCGTGTCGGAGTTGATGTTGAAGAGATCCACTTCCTCCGAAGTGATGATGAAATTGCCGTACTTGGCAATCGCAACAGTCAGGTCGGTGATCGTGGGCTTGACCGACGCACGACCGGCACCGAAGGCTACCGGGCCGTTCTCCGTCAGTTCACCAAGCGCCGTGGTCGTGGCCGCAAGGTTTTCGATGCGCCGCCTTCTTCTCCAGCGAACCCGGAAGGGTGCCATTGAAGTACGGGAGGCGTTTACGAGCCGCACTCAGGAGCCCACGCATATATACGTTGTTGATGGGTGCCTGAATGGTACTCGTCAGGTTACTTACGTCTAAGCCTGCCATTTATTGTTTTCCTTTATACGTCTTGTCCTCTGCTGTTCCACCAGCGTTCAAACTTGGCGGCGTCCCATGAATTAGGGTCATCGCCGTTGTTTGACTGTCCGGGGGTAGCAGATGTGAGTTGTGCAGACTTCGCGGCACGAAGGTTCTCGGCAAGCTGAGGGTCTTGCTTCACCTGAAACTTCGATGAGAGCTTACCCGACAGGATTTCGAGGGCGCGGTCCAGGGCCAACGGGTTTCTGTCCCGGTTGTCCCAGATTGCCTTGAATGAAGGATTCTTTCGATACTCCAGTTCAAGCGCAACCTCTACGGTGTCCTGATCCATTTTCAGCTTTTCATTGACCTTCGTTACTGCTCTGTCTACGTCCTGGTTGATCTTCTGTTCGGCCTGCATCCTCTCCCAGTTGCCGATCTTCTGCGAAATATCTTGAAGGGTCGTGCTGTGCTGATTGAGGTTTTGATACTGCGCTGCCATGAAAGCACGGTAGCCGTCAGGGTCCGTCACCGGGTCCGGCACATTGAAGCTCGGAGGTTGGGGATGCGGCTGGTACTGTGGCTGCTGGTACTGCGGCTGGACAGAAGATACGAAGTTCTGCGCTTGCTGCTCTATCGTCAGACTCTTGGCAATGTCCTCAAGAGTTTCCGTAGGCGCTTCTTGTGGTGCGGTTTCAGCCGGTGCCTGACTCGGCTGATTTGTTACTTGTTCCATTTGTGTCTCCAGCTAAGGGCAGCGGGGAGGATTCCCCGCTGATCTTGGCGAGCCTCACGGCTGGCCTTGATTCTTTACTTGAGCTTAATGCCAAACTGGGCAAGGCAGAGAAGGTATCCAGCCCTCTGTGCGCTCAGGTACTTCCAGTCCTCGACGTTATCGGCGTCGGGGTTGTATTCAGGGATGGGCGGTATCCCTTCCTCCAGTTCCTTCTTGATAAGCGGGAAGAAGGGGTGACTGCCCATGTGCAGCAGGAAATCCTCTTTAGCGGTCATTCGTCTATGACAACCTTCTCGGCGTTGCCCTTCGCGTCACGAACCAGCTTGCGAGGCTTGGATAGCTTCTCGATTCCCTTTGACATTTGCTTGATGGCTTCCATCATGGTTTCGAGCTTCTTATCTTCCTTTTCCTTGTTCCTCTCACCGTCCTCTTTCTGCTTGGCGAGGAGGTCGTCAAGCGACTTGACGAACGAACCCATCTCAGCAAAAGAGAGAGTGGGCTGTTGTTTCGCTTCATGTTCTGCCACCTTCATGCCGGTTTTCATCGAGTCAAGGGTTGCCTGTATCTGGGCCTTGAGCATGGAAACATCCCCCTGCACACCGGCCTTCATGGTAGCCTCTACCACCTTGGCGTCATTCACCGCCTTGGTGATGGCTAGTTTCTTCTCAAGCTCGAATACCGTCTGCTGCAACTCCTTTATGGCTTGCTCGGCTTGCGCCTGAACTTCCTGAACGGCGGCTTCCACTTCCGGGTTCTGGCCGGGGACGTTCAGGAACCTCTCCGGGGACTTCACACCGGCATCCTGAAACATCTCCTTGGCGATAGCCACCTTGTTCAACAGCGGCTCGAAGCCTGGATGCTGCGCCATGAACGCGGTGACAACGCTCATCTTCTGCGAGCGTTCTTCCTCGCCCAAGACGCCACGGGAACCGACAACCTCGAACTGGATGTTATCCGGCAGCTGTCCGCCGGAAACTCGCATGAAGTCAGGCGCGTCCATCTCCGGGTTGTAGAACCCGTAGCTCTCCATATTGCCCTTGTTCAGGTCGTGCTGCATGTAGAGGAATGTTTTCAGGCTATATTCCAGCTTGTCCACGAAGTCCACGACACGCACTTCGCCACGGGCCTGCTGGATGCGGGCCTGCGTAGCAGTCTGGTCGGCAGAAGGAGATGCACCGGCACGAACAGAGTCAACGCTTGTGCCTTCCTTGATCTGCTGCAAGACAGCCTGCAAGCCTTCAAGGGCATAGCGGGGATCGCCCGTTTCTATGATCTTTATATCTGCCTTGCCCTTTGTCGCGCCCTTCCATCCGGGGGCGATGACAGGGCCACCGTTCTGCACGAATGACGGGTCATTGCCGTCATACACGAACGGAGGCTCTACTTTCAGGGCCGTCGAATCAACGTACTTGTTTGCGATCACCGACGCCAGCTTGTGCATCGGCGCGAGCTTCATGATCGGGGAAACAAAGTACGGGTCACGAACGTCCATGCGCTCGTAGCCATTGTATATCACCGGGGGATACGGGAGCGCCATTGGCGAGTAATAGACAATGACGCCATTCGCCAGCATGACAAGTGAGTTGGGGAGGTAAACATCGCCCTCTCCCTGCGGGATATTTATATCACCGTAATACTTGATGATTTCAACATCCTGCGTTTCAATGTCCTTGTTGCGATGCTGCTGCTTCGGGATCTTCTTGAAGTTATCCGTCATCCACCCCTGCCCCTTCTGCATCTTGAGGACGTGGAGCGGCATGTATTCACGGATAATCATTGAACCCGTGTAGAGCATGTTCGTTCCCAATACGGCGGGGGACGGGTCTGGGAAGCAGTTCCACATGGAGTGTGGCTTCCATACCGGCGCGGAGAGGGCTTGTATGCCGGAACCATCATGAACCAGCATGGCAGACTCCCAGTTGGCCTCTGCCACGAACGAACCGTGGTGGAACGCCTCTTTGACAGACAGGGCAACACGGGCCTTGAAGCCAAAGTCAAGGTGCTGCTGGACCATCATCGCCCGGATAGCGCCATCAACGAGCGACTGTTCCTCCTGCTTTGGCATGACGTTCTCGCCCGTCTGCGGGTCGAGCATAGGAGGAAGCTCCGCGTGCGCCTCGAACCACGCCCTTGTGGTCGGGAAGGCGATACGCATTACGTCGGCGGTAATAATCTCGGAAGCCTTGGAAAGTTCCCCAAGTTCAATAGCGGAGTGCCAATCGTTCTTTGTCTGCCCCGTGGGGTTCACGGGCTCCATCATCACCTGGCGGTCAACTTCCTTCCAGATGCGCTCATGCCTTTTCCTGAATTGATCTGCCTGGCGCTTGTCAAACTCTTTCTTGACATGCTCCTGACATTTCTTCCAGTCTTTTGATGTGATTGTTACGGGTCTGACTTCTGCCATTAGATTACCTTGTTATTCTTCATTATATTTTCCAATGCTGTAATAACCCTAAGATTGTCGTGAACATGTAGACCACAAACATTCTTGCCACGCAGCGGAATAACATGATCTACATGGTGAAGTATTCCAGTCTTGGACGTGGAGCGTCCGGCTCCAAGCGTAGGAGCTTCAAGCTTGCCTATTGATCGGCAGTCTTAACTTCTATGACTTTGGAAAAAACATTCATCGCCCTCTGATAATTCTCGGACGAGACTTTCCTGCCCTCGTTTTCTTTGATCTTCTTTTCAAAGGCGAGAGCATCCTTTCCAGTTAAAACCGGAGTTTCTTTTACCGGAATAGCCATTCGCACTTTCCTCCTTAAGCCATACAAAGCACAATATGGTGTAGCCATCTTGGACCTGCCTCTACGACGAGCATGTTTTCACCAATTAGACAGACCTCGTGGTGCCTTGTAGACAGGCTGTTTAACTGTTTTTGTTTGTGCGTGCCTTCTGAACATCACCGCGTACCGGACTGCGGAAATGAAATCGTCGTTCAATGCCACGATCTGGGACTTCCCGTTTACATTCTTTCGGTGATACCGGCCAACTTCCTCCCACCAGTATTTCACCGTCTTGAACACCTTGAAGCGGTTGCACTCCATCATCTCAAGGAGATGGAAGATTCCGGCCTCTACACCATTGCCACCCTTGCCTTCTTCGATGCCGGGAGGAGGAGGGTTGGTGAAAGGTTCCCTCCACATATTCACGCCGTACTCGCGGTACATATCCGCGATGATCTGCCCCGACTTGGGGTCGGCCTTCAATCCGTCATGCGGCCATGCACAGGGAATCCAGTCCCCGTGTTTCTTGATGGCCTGCACATGGATAAGCGGTAAAGCCCGTGACTCACGATAGCCGTCATACACATATACCGTGTCGGAGTCGCGGTCTACGGCGATGTTCGCGCAGGCGAATGGATGGTCCCACCCGAAGTCAAGCCCGTTGATTCTCGCCCAATGCGCGGGGATCTCGAACGGGTCCACGGAATAGGCTTCGTGAGGAACCGGGAAAATCAACCCGGAGCCTACAAGCGGCTCGCCCCTTGATCGCATCTCCCGCTCATGCAGGGGGATACCGGCCAATGCCACGGCTCGACGCTCTGGCGTCATGTGCGGGGCGTCATCCCATGTCGCACGAAGCAACGCCTGACCTTCCTGTAGGTCGTCCATGAACTGACTGACAACCTCGGTAATGCCTTCCTCCGGCGTGAACGTGAGGAGTCCTATGCCGTTCGTTGCGAACAGGCCGCGGATCATCTGGGAATTAATGTCTGCCGGTGGTTCCTCGTCTGCCCAGTATCCCCCGGTAAGACGGGAACCCATGAACTTCTTCGCACCCTGTTCGTATGCCCTGAACCCGACCTTCGACCAACCGCCGGAAACGTGCTTGACCATCACGGAGTCGTAGGCGTTGGGAACTCCAGGCTTCCTGATGCGTTCACCGATCATGTCGAGCGGGACCGCGCCAGTACCGATGGCCTTGTCGTCTACAGGCTCACCGAACAGGTCTTTCTGGCAACGGTCACGGGTTGTCTCGTTCGTGGTGGAAGCAACGAGCCATTCGTTAGGCTTGTCGAATCTCGTACCTTCCCACCATGCGGGATACTGTCCCGTCAGGTGGAAAGCCACCTCGTAAGCCCCACAAGTCGTTTTGCCGACCTGATTCGCCGCCATGAGAGCTTTCTGGCGAGCTGGCCTATCCGTCTTGTGACCTTTCGCGTTGTGAAAAGCTTTTTGGTATCCGTAGGGAGTGTAGTATCTAAGCTGGTGTGTCTTTTTGTATGTCTCAAGTTCTGCAACGAGTCGTGCCGCTTCCTCTAGGTCGGTCATTTCTTCTGATTAATATGGTTCATCAGGGCGTTCTCGGTGAACCAATCGCTATGATAATCACAGTTGGCGTATTCCCTGAAATACGGCCCACCCGTCGTGTAGTGGATCAGTTTCGCCCTTGGGTTGAACTTGTCATACCCGACAAGGTGGTTCCATACCTTCGGGAGTTCGCCTATTTCCTCGTCCTTGATGAACCGGAACTGGTGAAGGTCAAGCCCTTCCGCATGATTAACGTACTCAGGCGTAAGCATTGAGACAGCAGGGTGAGCACAGTTCCATAGGACGACGGATGACCAGTTCTTGCGCGAGTAACGGGTTTGCTGGTTTCCGAGGTACTTGGTTTCCTCTGCGGGAATGTGATTATGTTTGACGACCTTGACGGCGAATTTTTCATCCCTCAATGCCCATAGCTTTGCGGGGTCGTCACGAACGATCATGTCACAGTCCGTGAACACCGCCCATCCCTCGAAGTTGCACATCCACGGAACGAGGAAGCGCGAGAACGCGAAATCGTTGCTCTGTAGCGGGTGCCTTTCCCTAGTCAGTATGCCATCGAGGTTCGCCAAGGAAACGGGCGTCACCGAGATGGGCATGGAAGAATGACGGTGGAGGCTATGCGCCAGCGTGTACCATGTCCCCGCTTCAACGGGGTCGTAGCCAATGAACCAGCGTATCATCAGTAAGCCACGCAGTCTTGGCAGACTGTCCCTGTCAGATCCTCCTTCAAGTGGGCGTGCCGGATGGCCTGAAAGGCCGTCGAGTTCCACGCCTCCATGAACGATTGCTTCGTCAGGTCGCCCACGACGAACCTTCCGTCTGCATCAAAGCAACATAGACTCAAGCCACCATCTGCACGAACATGACCTTCTGTGAAGGCAGACCAACAGGGGAGCGGCTTTCGCATCATCTCCAGCCGACCTTGATTCCCCGCCGTTGGCTTGTACCCCAACTCAGCCTCACGCTTCGTTGCAACGGAGCCCATCGAGTAGAGGGGGAGCCAATAGTGCTGATCTACATACGGCAAGACGTACTCTTTCAGCAGTTCCTCCATCTCGGCCTGCTGGCTACCGTCGTACTTGATGGATGAGGCGTAGATGCCGCAGTTAAACCCGCCCTCGTCACGAATGAACCGGGCGGCGCGAAGATTGGCAATGGCCTGGTGATACAGTTCTGGCTTCACGCCCATGACTTCCCTGAACTGGCCGTCGTTCGATGCGTTGATGGAGAACTTGAGAGAATTAAGCCCTGCATCAAAACACTTCCTGACGATATGCGGGTAGGCCATGCTCCCATTCGTCGTGAGGAACACATACGGAAACCTGAGCTCGTCCTTTAGGTACGAAATGGCGTCAACCAGAAGTCCGGGAGCCATGAAGGACTCACCGAGGTAGAACACCCCGATTTCCTCCACACCGGCCTCGCGCATCTCCCTTGTAATGCGCTTGAACAGATCGAAGTCCATGTCCTCTTTCGGCTGCTTCTCCCGCGTGCGTAGCGCACAGAAGCCGCAACGATAATTGCACTTCCCGGTAAGTTCGATCTTGACCGACTTGGGGGCCGGGAGGATAGACTTCATGTAATCAGGGGTAATTCCGGTGATCGCGTCAATTCTGTCTGTAATCACTTAACGCCTCTTGGTCGTTAGTTTTTGTTTCTCTTTTGCAATTTTTGCGCGGGTATCAGCCCTGTCCAGATAACGCAACAGCCTGATGAGCCTCGGTCTTGTGACTTTCATGGCAAGGATGACTTCTATTGTCCTGCGGAAATTCACCCTAGAACACTCCAATCGACCGGGAAGTGATGGTTCCCGACGAAGATCCCGTTCTTCTCCACCCAATTTGCATTAGGCAGGCTGCCGTATGTCTCGTAGTGGTAGTGCCTGATGGAAGGGGACTTGGTGAAGTTCCCCGTCATTATCGGGCGATAGTCAATGCCCTCAAGGTCGAAATAGCACTTGATCGCCTCGATCTTGTCGGAGAACAGGGCGCACCCGAACGCTGATGAATACCCACCGTCTACCTCAAGCTGGAACCCCCAACCCTGCGCGGCAGCGTATTCCTTGAACGACTCGTAGTTCTTGTGGCGCTGCTCCACGAAAGCTGGCAGCTTCTTCAACTGCTCGATTCCAATGGCACACTGTATCTCGGTCGGGCGCACGTTGTATCCGGGGTAGATGAACGTGAACTTCTCCGGCTTTACCCCGTGTACGTTCCCTTCCTTGAAGTGCCGTGTCCATCCGTGACTGCGGATACTGACAAGCACTTCGTACAGGAACGGGTCGTCAGTCGTGACCATCCCGCCTTCCATCGTACACATATGATGAGAGAAGAACGTGGAGTGGGATGCCATCAGGCCAAACGAGCCGCAATCCTGCCCCATGTAGACTGCACCCATCGCCTCGCAGTTATCCTCCAGAATATCGTCCGAAGGGAACCCGTCAAAGTCGTTTGGGTTGCCGAGCAGGTTGACAGCGAGGATAACATCACCAGTCTCGTAGACGGCGTTCAGCGCACCAATGTCGTAGTTCAGCGTGCTGCGGTCAATGTCAACGAACTTTAGCTTCCAGCCGTATTGCTGGAATGGCGAATAAGAAGTGGCCCACGCTATTGCGGGCACGATAACGGTGCCGGGGCCATGTATAAGCGTGTATGCCGCCACCATCAACAGGTTTGCGGACGACCCGGAGTTGACAGCCACGCAATAACGGGTGCCTACGTACTTGGCATAGGCTTCCTCGAACTCCTCTGTTTTCTCCCCCATCGTCATGCGTCCTGAATCCAGGACTCTGATGATGGCGTCTCGTTCTTCCTCACCCCATGTAGAGGTTGCCGTGGGGAACTTAACTGGATTCGCGCTCAAGGGCTGCTTCCACCATTTCTTCAACGAGGGTTTCAAACGTATACTCTGGCTTCCAGCCGAGACGCAAAGCCTCGGACGGGTCGCCAAGTAGATCAGGGACTTCGGTTGGACGAAGGAACTTTGGATTGAACTTTACATGATCCTCCCAGTTCAACCCGACGCAATCAAACGCCTTCTTCACGAAATCACGGACGGAGTGGTTTACCCCGGTGGCGAATATCAGCTCCTTCGGCTCAGGCTGCTCGAGCATCATCCACATGCCCTTAACGAAGTCCTTGGCATGCCCCCAATCCCGCCTTGCCTCAAGGTTCCCCAGTTCCACAGAATCCTGCTTGCCGAGCTTGATGCGGGCGGCGGCGGTGCAGACCTTCTGGGACAGGAACTCATGCCCGCGAAGGGGGGATTCGTGATTGAACAGGATTCCCGCCACGGCGTACATATTGAACCGCTCACGATACCCAATGGTATGCCAGTGTGCGGCGAGCTTGGCGTTGCCGTATGGGCTACGCGGGTAGAACGGCGTTCTCTCGTTATGCGGAGGCGGGCTTAACCCGAACATCTCCGATGTGGAGGCTTGGTAGAACTTGGCGTTCGCAAGCCTCGCGCCCTCGATCATGTTGAAGCAACCGAAGGTGTTTATGTGGAACGTCGCTTGAGGTGTATTGAACGACTCAAGGACGTATGACTGACCGGCGAGGTTATATACCTCGTCCGGTTTCAGCCTCTCCACGATCTTGACGGTGCCGGGGTCCATCACATCGCCCTCGATGGCGATTACCCCATTGGGAACCCTGGGTGGAGATGAAGTCCTGCGAATCAACCCGTAGACGGTGTAACCCTTTTCCAGAAGGAACTCAGACAGGTAATGCCCGTCCTGCCCGGTAACGCCCGATATAAGCGCCCTCATTTGCGGAAGATCACGTTGCCAACCCCGGTCATGGGGCCATGCTTTCTCGTAGCTTCTTCCGCTTCCCTTTGGTTTACCGTGAAACCAAGCTCAACGAGGATATCTATGATCTGCTCATGTTCCTTGAGATTATGGTTAATCTCGATCAGGACAGATTGTGCGTCCATGATCTTGCCCATCCCGCCAGCGACAACAAGGTGCTCGAAACCGTCTACGTCGATCTTGATATGGTCTGGCTTGGGAAGATTGATTTCATCCAGCGTTACGGACATGCATCCCTGCCGGAAAACAGGGTTGAAGTGCTGTAACTTGTAATCCAGCTTCTCGCCAAATGCGTGAAGGGAACCGCCTACCTCTGTCGTAGACAGGTAAAGAGAGTCGTATTCATGCCTGTCAGACAACGCAAGGCAATACGCCAGCACGTTGTCCAGATTGTTATTCTTGATGTTCTCATTCAGCAGGGCGTAATTGCTTGCCTCCGGCTCGAAGGCGTATACGGTGATTCCGCGAAGGCCCGCATAGATTGAATATGTCCCGACATTAGCCCCAATGTCGTACAGGATGCCCGACATATTATCAATCCATCGGATTGTGTCAGGCTCCTTCGTCAAAAGCCTGTCTGCCCGTTTCTGGGTGATGCGGTTAGGCGTAAGGAACTTCGGTTTCAAACTGCCTCCAGTGACTCACTTGGATCAAAAACCTTGACAAACTTTGCCACGATATGCGTGTCGCACTCTACAGGATGCAGATGAACTTTCATTCGTTCTGCGTGAAAGGCATCGGCCTTCTTGTGCTTGCAATAATAAATATGGTGATTCCCGGTTATGAACGACAAATCCGGGTACTTCGACATTGCGCGGGCCCTTTCTATCTCAGGCCAGCGCGAATCCTTCAGGATTGTCTGAGGAGAATACGCGATAGCGGAAGATCCTATCAGATACGCTATCAACAACGCGGCGTATCCGCCCCTTGAACATCCTATCAATGCCATCGGGGATAGCCCAGACAGACTCTCAACAATCTCGTCTATGTGCTCCTGATACCACAGCCCATTGGTATCGTAGAAGAACATCCTGTTCATCCCGCTTGTTGATCTTTCCCACTCCCATACCTTACGTTCTCTTGAAATGTCACATTGACTACCAAACAGGACGACCAGCGGGCCGTCGCGGTAATCATGCCATGACTCAAGCATTATCGGTACACGGAAACCTGTATCAGATCCCGCGTAATGGGGCTTGGCTCAACGCCATGAAACGAGTTGTCGCTACGGACAAACCCGAACATGGAATTGGGGACATAACGTGCGGTCCAGAGTTTCCTGAAATCCGCGAACTCATGGTGCGTCTTTCCGTCGCATGTAAAGTCGCGCTTTACGGGGACGTAGACGGAAGTTCCGACACCGGGATGAGAGTCATCCTTGGCGAGATAGAAAAGGAGCGTCATGCGCTCCTTCTGTCCGTCAGTATGCGGGCCAATCGAGTATCCGGGCTTGTCCCGGCACAGCTGGACGCGAATCTTCTCACCGAACAGTTCGATGAACTGTTTCTCCACCTCACCCCATATCCCGTCCCTCGCGGGATACAGGAAGCGGTTGGGGTAGATATTGTTGTACTGGCGGTACTTGTCGAACGGAGGGAGGCTTTCGATCATCTCCCGGTAGAACTCAGGCTCCCAGACACCCTCTTGGTAGCACCAAACGTAAGGGTCGTTCTGCCAATCTAGTTCAAGGCTGATTTTTTCCACTTCTGGTTGCCCTTCTTGTGGTAGATATACTCACCGAGGACGGTATTCTCCATTACTTCTAGCTTGTCTCCCAGTTTCCACCCACCAACCAGATCGTTGTACGGAACCTGGGAATCGTTGATGGCTCGATCAATAGCGTAACAATCGTGCCATCCGGGTAGTGTAAACAGTATTCCCTTGCCGTATACCCGCTCGTAGGAATCGAGAAATTCGTCGAATCTATCTCCTTGAGTGTCAAAACCAACGAATCCCGTTTCGGTATAGAACCCCGGCCTTGACAATATGGACAGGGTTTTTCCGTCGAACGTTGATTCAAGGAATTCCTCCGGTATTGGCTTCAAGGCGACCGAATCAGCGTCAATCCAGAACACCTTCCCATCGTTCTTGCGTAGCGCGTCGAGCTGCGCGAACACCTTGTGACAGAACCTCACGGCGTCGTAGGTGTACGAGTAGTTACCTTCGATCATCCCGCGAGTGACGTTGTTCCTTTCACCGTAGGGTACGTCCATCTTCTTGCAGGCCGACCTCGACATGGCCTCGCAATAATGGATGAACGGCACAAGGCCGTGGACCTTGCGGAGCATCTTGTAGGTTACTTTCGGGAACTCGGTGTCGGGAATCTCATCCACGTAACAGTGGATCTCACCCGGCCAGTTTTTCGAGAAGGATTCGAGCATTTCCTTCCCGTATGTCTCCCAATGCTTCTGGGCAAAGGTGGTTACAGCAATCACAGCTTCCCCAAGGACACATTGTATGTGTCGGAGACAGCCATCAGGAGTTCATGCTCCTTCTTCCAGTCGTGGTCGATCTTGCCGACCCCGGTACGCGGAATGTCATCGTTGCGGGTAAACGGCACCTCCGGGTCGAGCAAGGTGTCGAATCCGGCAAGGATGATATTGGTGGGCCGCAGATGGGCGGAAGCGATGACCACAGCCGCCATGCCGGTGGACATATTGTAGTGTGTCGCACCGAGTCCACGGAACTTCTCGTTCCATGAGTTGCACAGTTCCAAAGGAACAAGGGCGGCTACGCCCGTCTTGCCCATGAAGTGACCGACAGCCTCGGTATCGTATGTACCGCGCTTGGGGTAGAGCCAGAACATCTCTGGCTTTATGAACTGCCCGATGCCAAGGACTTCGGTGGACATGCAAACTACGTCCACACGGCTACCGTAATCCTCGGTTCCGATGACCGGGCCTGAGTTCTTCAACCGAACAACGAGGTCGAAGGAGTCTATGGACTTCCCCAATTGCTTTCCCTTTAGGGATGGTCCGTGACCGACAATGATGATGTTCATAGGGCCAACGTCATTGCGTGGCCTAACATCTTAACAATGGCGGCCTGCTCATATCCGTTCAAATCAACTACAACACTATCTAGCTGATGTTTGTATTGAATCTTAAGATGAGCATGGTTTATGTGCTCAACAGCGGCATCAAGGGCACCGCACACAACACTATCATCAACCAAAAACGATTTGTCCCCAAGTCTGTAAATTTTCATTTGCTCACCGGCTCCAATAGGTAGTCGATTGCCTTGATGGTAGGCTCGAACTCCCCCTTCACCTCGGGGTATTCGGCCAGGATTTCCTTCAAATAGTCCCTCAGTGAGTATAGCTCACCGGAGATTTCAGCTACTTCCTTCTCCGTCAGCGGTCCCTTGGAGGCTTGGGACATGGTACGGGTGATCTGCTCGATTGCCGGTCGCATCCTGACGCCTGTATCAATATAGGCGATGGATATGGCGAGGCAACGTCCCTTTATCTCGTCAAGACAGGCTAGTTCGTGGCTCATTCTTGAATGACTCTATCGAATCGTACACCTTTACGCTCCCATAGATGAGATGGGGCCAACTCCCGTTCCTTTCTACCAGCGAACGGCACTCATGGTACCACAAGTACCAGTTTACTTCCCCGTTTTTCGGCGGGATGACGGCTTTGCAGTCTTTGCCGATGCTTCCGGCGACGTGGACGAGGGTTTGGGTGACACTAGCGACAGAATCAAGCGCGGCAACGAAAGCAAACAGGTTTTCAAAGTCATCGCCAACGTCAAAAGGCGGCTTTGCAAGCGGTATCCCAGGCTCAGGAACGTCCTTTTTACTCGGTCTGTATTGAAGGTCAAAGTAGACTCCTTCCTTTTCGGTCATCAGGTCTTTCGGGTCGAGGTATCCGTGGCGAGAATACCACGAAATGCCGATTTTTGGCCGATCCCCGTACTGGGACAGCCAATTTCGCCAATGCTCGACCTTTTCGGGGTCGGGCTTGAGGAAGGGTTTTCTTGGGAAATGCGACTTATCCCTTCTATACCACTGGAAAAGGTCGCCAGAGGCCATCACGGCGTCGCCTTCGGTGATTTCACCGAGCAATTTACGCGGGGAAGTCCTGATTCCGTAGGAACGTTCTACAACGGGGTTCAGTTTCTCGTAACCGACCCACTCGATGCAATCCCTACCGTAGCGA